TTACCCATCTGAGATTTTACTTCTTCTTTCTTTTTATTAATCTCAACATCGGCTTGCATAACTTTTTGCTTAATGCCAGCTTGAACCAATTGTCTTTCAAGGGTTTCAATCGTGCCGTCCTTATCTTTGACCGCCTCACCAAGCTGTTCAATTTGCCCTTGCAACTGTGCATATAATGATTTCCTTTTAACTATATTTTCCTTATTCTTTATATCAGTCTCAGCAAGTACAGCAATATCATCTATAACTCCAAGTTGCATTAATTGCTTTAACTCTTCTAAATATGCCCATCTATTAACAGGCAATGTAGAGCCTTGTATAATACGTACATCATATTTAATTGCAGATATATCCATTGATTTGCCTATTGCTTCTCCCATATCATTATAGATAGGAATATTAACTTCCTGCTGCCTTTCCTCTTGGATAGCAGAAGGTTGGATTAATCTAAAACGCTTGTAAGCTGAATATGTTGACTGTGAAAATTGTAGAACCATAGTTCCTACTTGACGTAAAGCAGGTTCGATAGAAGTACCCATCCATTGCTTTATACGTCTTGTACCATACTCATCTAAAGCTAACATCCCCCGATATGTTTCTCCTGCTTGAGAACCATCTCCCATCATAGAGCTATATATACCAGCTAAATATTCCATATCACTTTTACCCTCTTGAACTACTTGAAAGAAAGCACTAGAAAGTGGAGCTGGAATTACCGGAGTAGGTCTTTCTACTCCAGGTCTGATTGGAAGTAATGCACCTGGACTAGAGGAATATTTTTCCCATAGTTCCGCGTCAATAGATCCCTCTTCATACATCCATCGAAGACTAGAACCTAATGAAGCATTATGCACCATAAGTTGATGAGCTTTATTGATTTCCTGCTGTTTTCCAATAAGAGGAGATACAGCACTAATAGGAAATGGAGTACCTGTCCATTTAAAATGAAATGGCACTAATGGATACTCAGTAATAGTATCTGGTAAGGTCTGATCATATAGAACTTTATCTCCAGCTAGACAGGTTTGCTTAATACGATTTGAATAAAACTGGACTTGATCAACTACATTCTTTGCTATTTGAGGATCCTTCATTAAGATTTTAAACTCTTTCTCAGTAACAACCTTATTTTCTATCTTAGATACCTCTGCTTGAAGTTGACTCATGATTTCCTGCTCAGCTACTTGTAATTGCTGTGCCATCATCTCCTGAGCCTTTTTCATTTCAAGTTCATATCGTTCAGGGAGCATATCTCCAGATTGGACTGCTTGCTGCATCTGTTGATCCTGTTCTAACAATGATACCTGCATCTCGGCTTCCATTTCTTTTAATTGTACCGATGCTTGTTCCTTTATAGCTCTTAACTGCTCTTCATCAGGTGGTATCCGGTAGAATAAACTTATATATGAAATCTTTATTTTCTCGTATACTTCAAAAAATTCAACCAACTGATCCATCTCTCCAGCAGGAGTAATTGATAATGAAGCATCCATATCGTCATTATAGGTATATAGCTTTTGATCATTGTCTCCACTCGCCCTTATAGAATAAGTATTCTGAACTTGTTCATTACTACTTGACTGAGCTATTTTACGCTTATGATCAGGAAATACTTTCATTAAATGGGTTTTAGGCAATACTTTGCGTATCATAATAAAAGATGCATCACGGAAGAGCATATCTCTAGATTTGGGATCTATATAAATATCAAATGGCTCTGGCTGCTGTACAACTACTTCACCAAGACCATTATCTGCATCCCTATCAATAGTAACTAATAAATAACCAATACCCTTAGTAACACTATCATTGATAGCATTATTGTACAATGTAGAGCCATTAGAATTATGCCATACATAGTCAGTAAGATCCGAAAGTACTGCAGCAACATCTGTATCACTACCCTCTACACCAATAGCCTGCCATCTAGGATTGTTAGCAGTAGCATAAAAATTAAGCATCTCAACAACCGGAAGTATCCGGTTAATTGTAAATGTGGGCATACCCTGCTCTTCTAAGGAATCCTTTTCAGACTGTGATAACTGCTCATCATGGGCAAATTCATATCCCTTCTGATTAATCTTCTGCCACTGTTGTCTTGTAAAACTGTTGGCTAGATTATACAGTTGTCGTATCTGATCTGCTTTCTTATTCTTTGCCATTTATTAATATCCCTTTTTCTTCGTTACTTTTTTCCCAGTCTTCTTGGCATACTCCTTTGCAGCCTTCTTTCCTTTCTTCGTATAACTGAACTTTTTCTTTCCTACTTTTGGCATTTTTGCACTCCTTTAATGGTAGGTGTTTGTGATCTACGTCACATATTGCCGGACAGCTGTACCTCGCCTGCGGGCACTCATCGGTAATATAAACACCGTATTTAGTTGCTCCTATAAATATTAATCCCAGTATTAAGTTCCATATCACAATTCATTTGCGATCTCCACGAGTAAATGCCCATACACAAATATTGAGCATTCCCAACCCCAACAGATGGTGGCCACCTCCTAAGCAGTACAAATAAAAATTCAATAAACCTACTAATAAGTTTAACCATCTTGTTGCTTGGAATATTTCATCTCTTTTCATCCAAATTTTCTTCGTATAATTCAAGGGTGTCTTCTATCTCGCTAGATGTGGGTTCATCTAATAAAATACCAAAGTCTCTAAAAAGCCATTCAGCTAATAATCTAGCCATCACGTCCTTAACATTCTCCGACATTACCGTAATCCACTTCCACCCCTTCTACGCTTCTTATTACCTTTGCCACTTCTTCTACGTTCTATTTTCGTACCCTCTGGAGGAATAGCTTGTAGTTCTCCTGTATTAATTAGTACGGAAAGTACGATAAGTTTAATCATTTCTTCTTTCCTTTATGCCTTTCCCTAACTGGGTGTGGCGTACCTTTATCTGGTCAGATATGAGAGGCTTTCTTAGACCTTGCTTTCCTATCATGGCCAAATAAATCTAATCTTTTACTTCCCATTTTATTCTCCTATGCTGTTATCCAGTTTCTAGCCTGAGGTTTCTTTTTATACCATCCATCCTTTGATTCATGTAGTCCTGTTGGAGGATGGGCATACTTACATGCATAAGCTAAAGCATCTATTGTATCATCATGAGCCATACGTGGCCCAAAAGTCATTATTTCTCTGTGTAGATCATATTGTGTTTTCTTTATATGCACTTGACCTACTGCAAATCTTTGAGCAAGTATTTCCTGTATTCTATCTCTCTTACTCATCCTAGTACCGGGCTTCTCTTCTTTAAATGGAATTATGAACTCATTACGCCTTCTCATCTCAGCACGTATAGCTTGAAAGATAGGCTTTGACATACTTGTATCTTCAATTGTAAAGAGTGTTGGTTTATAAAACTTAGCATAATCAAATATATAGTCTACTATCCCTTTATTATCAGTTCCAGGTACTCCAAGTACTGGTAAGGTTCTATTCCGTACATAGTCGATCACATATACATTATTATCTTGTGTGACCGCTATCACAATAATAACACTATAATCAGTATTTCTCCTAGCACTATCTGTTGCTGGATCTACACCAACAAACAGGTTGCATGGCTTAGGATCATCACCATCAGGAATAACATATGTCATATCAGTTTCTGCATCTTTTGTAAATGTGCCATCCCAATACTTTACATGGTTTCTATTGAATATTGAATCTTCTTCTGATTGAACTTCCATCATGTATTCTTGGTAGAATTTCTGTGGAGTTCCGGAATCTGAATAGAATTTCTTCTTTCTTTCCATTTCCTTATGACCAAACCATGAAGGCCATAAAGTATTACCATCTTCCATTAGAGCTTTATATGTAATCACCTTCCAAGAGTAAGCATCACTTCTCTTGACAGCTTGCTCATGTCCTGTTAGAATCTTTTGAATAAAGCTATCATAATGTACCGGAGTACCATTTATTCTGAGCCTTCCTGTTTTCGGTTCCAAGGCAGGAAAGACAACAGCCGTAACAAGGTTGGAAATCTTCGCCCTAGATTCAGGAGTAATAGTGTTGTTCTCGTCTTCAAAATCATCCAATACAATAAGGTCATACCTTTTATGAAGTTTGGCACCACCACGAATACCAGAAAGATTACTCTTAGAAATAAGTTTAGTGCCGTTTTTAAGCTCGATATCATCTTCAGTCCATTTCCTTCCTTTTAAGTCTCCAAAGTAATACTTTATCTTATCATTGTATTCAATATGATACTTAATATAATCTAAATTTGGAACAGAAATCTTAGAGCTTGCAGCGACCCACCCATAAAAGAGCGGTTCTGTCGTGAAACAGAAGTCATGCATTATATTGCACTTAGTAAGAACTGTTTTACCGTGACCCCTAGGCAGAATAACTGCAAGCTGCCTAAGATCCATATTCATTAGAGCATCTGCCACCTCATAATGGAAGAATGGAGTCTCTGAACGCATAAAATCATCCGGAAGGAATAATTTCCCAAAAGCAATCAAGTCCTTACTTGCTAATTTGAGATCCTCTTCAGCCTTTGATACGTTGTGCAGGTTTATATTTGCCATGTTTATTCTTCATCTTCAATCTTTTCCAGTACAGAGTATCAAAATATTCCCTGATCTTCTGTGCTGGGGTTATCTTCATTTATGTACCTTTGTTAAAAATTCTTTAGGGATTCCTTTATCAAATCGAAACGCCCATTCGCCCATGCTATCTTCATATTTCCCAAATTTCGTAATATATGATTCAGGAATTTCAAATTTAAGTAAAGGGCCAGTTCTTGGCTTTGTAACTCTTTCTGTCATCGCTGCATCACTCCAAAAAGATCTTGCACCAGCATAACCTTCTGCTATATGTTTTTTCTCTGACAACCAAATACTTTTATCAGACTTATCAATACCTTTAAATCTATGAGTAAGCTTATCATAACCACCTCCTCCAACAAACTTACCTTTCTCAACCATCTCACCCGGATGCCATTTATCTACACCTCTATATAAAGTCCTCATCTTTTCACCAGATTCCTTAGCTATCTTTAAAGCCTTCTTTGCTGACACTGTTTGCCCGATAAATGGAATCATTGCAGCCATAGATAATCCGGCTGCACCAAACTCTCCTTCTGCAGCATATAATATTGCATCTGCAGCATCAGCTACGTTGCCAAGGCCGGGAGTAAAGCCAGCAGCCATAAGCATATTATGTACATCCTTAGATGTCACTCTATCCGGTTTACTTAAAAAATCTACAGCTGTCTTATCTGCAGCAGCTGTTGTCATATATTTAAAAGCTAAGTTATCTTCTAATTTTCTTAGGCTATCCTTAGGCATCATTTATTTCAAAATGCGGATAATCTTTAAAGGTAGTTTTATTCCTATCATTTAAGAACCAATCACTATACCAATCACGACCCCAGATTAAATCAATCCCCATAGACTTAGCTACACCTAGTACAAACCCTGCAAAATGAATCATCCTTTCAATGCTCTTCATACTTACCGGATATGGATATACATCTACTGCAGTACTTGGGTTTGAATTATGTCTTCCTTTAGGATACTTTACTTTACTACGTCCTTCATCAAAGGCTTTATTCTGATCTTCTTTACCACGATACCCACAAGTCACTGTACAGTCATATGTCTTTACTACTTCATTAAAGACCTTCTGTAACCTCTCATCGCAGGTTTCTAAATTCTTTCTTGATTTGCTTCCAAACCTAGGCATTAGAAACTCCTTATTAAATGTAATACTAAACTAATTATTGCTACCCATTTCCATAGCTTTACCTTCTTTGCTTCATATGCTAATATCTCAACAAGTAGAGACTTCATTCATCTAACTCCTTTGGTCTTTGTACTTCTTCCAGCTTCTCCGGTGTGAATCCTTGAAATAGGGCACCGGTCATTGTTGTAATCTTAGTTTGATTCTTATCTTCCATATCCATAATGTCTGCCAACTTAAACAAGGCCTT